AACAACTACAGCTTCACCTACATCCGAGTCTTCTAAACGACGAGTTACGTATAAGTCGTTGTGATAAATCATTACTTCGACTTCATCTTCTTCTTTAATTACTCGTTTAAAGATACCACCGTTCTTACCACGGAAGTATGGATCAGGATATTTAGGGATGATGTAAGTCTGAGTATGCCCTTGATTTACGTAGGCTGGCGAATCCTCAACAATATTGTCCTCGTCTGTAGCCTCCTGTACTTCACGACCTAGCACTATAGGCGACTTGATTACACCTTTATGAGGGCATCCGTCGCATCCACCAGAGTTGTACTCTTCAAATTTAATACAGGTATAAGGACCTCCTTTGATACCACGCACCTTACGATCAGCCATCATGGGACTGTATTCAGGGTGCCCACTAGATATTTTTTCTATGGCTACGTCAGCATCAATACAGAACTTAGCGATAGATAGCCCTGCCCTCCACATTGGTTCGGACATGGTAGCCTGATGCTCAATAATGTATTTAAGCTGATTACATCCTTCACCCTTAACTGTCTTAAGCATGATGGTCTTAAACCGATTTGTATAGTTTCCAAGCAGAGCTTTGGTAACTTCGTCCATCTCGCCACGAGGAATATATGACGGTCTGACTAGGACTGGTTCTCCTATAATATCTTTTAGTGTGTTGTACTCCAGTGGCTCACCAGGCTCACTAAGTAACTTAACCTCTCTAGGTTCGTCGTTCTTGTAATTTAACGTTCCTGGCACACGGAGAATCCGCACCGAATCTGCCGTTACAACGGGGTCGGCAAACAAGTCATGCTCGTCACAAAGCCGTTTTAGTTGCTCGGCTAGGGGTGTCCATGTTTCACGTGAAACAGGTTCGGTTAGAGCCCAATAAGCATGCACACCACCACCAGAATTAACTAGTGAAGGTTTAGGTAGTTTTGTTGCTTTACAAAAAGCTTTTAACGCTACAAGTGCTTCTGCCTGTGTTTGATATGGCTTGTCTGGGCCGCAGTCTAAGTCGACATATAACGACTTAAGTTGTTTAACGTTTGCGGTTTTCCTAGACTTGCCGTCTTCAAACGTGGCTAGTGCGTAATACGCATCATAACCCTCGTCTTTTAAATTGTTGGCAACTTCTACTGCTTGATCAAGCGTTTTAAAGAACTTTTGTACTGGTTTGTCTGAGTTCTTTTTTAGCCCAACTATACAGTAGTATCCTTCGTCTCCTAGGACTTGCCGTAGAAATTCTAAATTGTTCATTAGCCACCCTTGTTAGGTGGGGTACTCGTGCGACATGTATGTGAAGCATGTTTAGTGTGAAATGCACTTTCCCCCTTAAAACGTTATTTAAGCATCATCCCATTCACCAACTAAATCCTCTAATTTAGGCTCGGCAGTAACGGCTGCCTTCTTGGGTGCGGCTTTCTTTGGTTCTTCAATTTCCTCAGCTTCCGCTTTTGGTGCGGCTAGTGCAGGCTTTTTATCCTTAACACCATCGGTCTGTGCAACCGTCATGGTAATTGCGGAAACGGCTTCGGAAGAATCCTTCAAGGTTTGAATTACCTCAAATTCTTCTTCAGTCACTGGACGTACTGGTTTAAATATCAGCTTAGGTGTAGGGCTTGCTGTGTCAAACCGCATCTCAGTAACCACCCCCGTTATGGGTGTACCATGATTTTTCAGGTGGCGGGCGTAAGCCTGCAGTGGGAGTTTGCCTTTCTCACCATCACCAAATACCGAAGTAGGTGGCAATACAAGTTGGTAAACTTCCTCTTTGTCAATCTCACCATCAAGAACAACGGCTAAGCGTTGTTGATAACGACAAGCACGACTATCACCTTGACCACTACCTTTGATGTTTTGTGGACAATTCAAGCAGGTGGCTGATTGCTTTTCTTTGACCTTTTCATCAGGGCGTTGGCTGTCGGCTGACCAGCAAGTTGGGGACACGGTTTCGCCTTCTACATAAGTACCTGCGTAGAAAATCCGTGAAACTTTTGGTGCGGCTTTAATAATTACCACACTCATAGAGCGCTCTTCCGATACACGGTATTCTTTACCACCGATAAATTCACGGAATACACCACCTTTGATGCTAATACGACGTGCGCCTAAACCGCCTTCGCCTGTGCCTGCTAAAGCATTAGTTGCATCATCGGCTGTACCTTTTAAATAGGCAGGTAAACCACCTTTAAATAATGTTAAATCACTCATTTGACGTTCTCCTTAAATATCATCGTCAGGGTTAAAATTAAGTACTGCTTGCTTAGGGTCTTTATTTGTTACTGTGAGGCTCCCATCTGCTTCCTCTCTTACAAGTTCTCCGCCGTTTAGTCTTCGTAGGGCTGACTCGACTTCACTAATCTTGAAACGGTAAACACCGCCCAGTTTTAGCGAAGGGATTAAGTCCTGTCGAATCCATGCACGGACGGTTGATACCGAAAGCGAAAAGTGTTTAGCCACGTCCTCTATCGGCACAAACGGTTCATCCGACATTTAGTTCCTCCTTATAGTTACTGAATATTCAGCGTTTGAATTTAGCCCCGGTGGAAGCAGTTCAGGGTTCTCCTCTAAAAAAGCCCGCATATTGGTTTGTTGAAGCCGCTTCTCCAATAATTCAGGCACACCATGTTCAAGAATAAACTTGTGCATGGATTCCCAATCAGAAGTTGAATACGTAGTCCTAACGGTACGATAAACAGTTCCTGAATTAGTTCTTAGACTCTCTACTCCAGAGTCTTTCATGTGTTGAAGAATAGCCACTTTAACGGTTTTCATATCAGCTTCAATTTTACTGATCTGCTCTTCCATCTTGTGGACAACTTCATATTTTTTATCACGCATTTTGATGTAGATGCGAGTGAGCTTTTCTAAGGGGGGCTCTACCCCTGTCTTGTTTTCTGACATACATTCTCCTGTTTTAAAATGATAACGGCTTGGTTTTATTCTCGTTATCGGTATTACTACTGTACTACTAAACTTTATCTTTATCAAGTAAGTTGTTATAAAGTTCAACTAATTTTGAATGATCTGTAATGCGGTTGTCAAGCATTTTATATAGGTGTTTCTCCGCATTCGATCCTTGTAATCTTACGACTGTTACTGGATGCTTCTGTCCTGCTCGATGCGCACGTGCATTCGCTTGTGCGTATATTTCTAAACTAGGTGTTGGTCCCCACCAAACAATTGTATCGGCAGCGGTAAGTGTTACACCATGTGCCGCAGCTTGTGGTTGAATAATTAAAATACGTGGGTTTGGGCTTTCTTGAAAGCGTTTAAATATATCTGCACGATTAGAAGCAGTCACATCACCATTAATAATTTCTGTACTAAACCCATCATCAATTAGTTTTTTAGTTAGTATTTTAATTGTGTTTTTAAATGGCACAAATATTAAGATCTTTTGCTGTGTCTCGTCAATTACTTCTCTTAACACCTTATAACGATTTTGAATATCAAACTCCAAAGTCTCCCCTGAATCGGAATATACCGCACCGCAAGATATTTGTAGTAGTTTGCTTAATCCAACCGCAGCATTTACCGCAGTAACTTGCTCGCCCACCGCTTGCATAACCAAGCGTTTTCGTAGGGTATCGTAATATTTTTTCTGTTGCGCAGTAAGTTCGACTTCACGGGTTACATAAATTAACTCAGGCAAATCTAAGCACTCGTCCTTGGTAAATCGGATGGCTGGTTGTAAGGCTTCAAATACTACTTTGTCTGCGTTGGGTTTATTGACCCATTTAAACTTGGATATTTTGTACATCACCATGTCTTTGAAGCTACCAAAGAAACGGGGTACATTTTGTGGGTTAACCAACTTAGCCAAGCCGTAAGCGTCTACTGGTGATTGAGCCGCAGGGGTTCCCGTTAGCATCCATAACCATGTATCAGGCTTAAGCAGTCGATTAAGGGTCTTCCAGCGAGCTGTCTGTGCGTTCTTGTAGGCATTGGCTTCATCAACCACAATCAGGTCAAATCCACCATTGGCAATAGCTTCCTGAACAATCTCGACACCATCGTAATTAATGATTACAAACTCAGTATCTGAATTAATAATGCGTTGACGTTTTTCTTTTGAGCCGTAGGCAATGTCGACTGTACGGTGCATGGCAAACTTAAATAGATCTGCCCGCCAAGCCGAATCCATAATAGATAACGGGCATATGACAAGCACACGTTTTATCTTTTTCATCTTCATCAAGTAATCCGCCGCCCATATGACAGAGCCTGTCTTGCCTGTGCCTTGCTCATTAAGGCAGAAAGCCCTTGGGTGCAGGGTTAGAAAGGCGGAGGTAATCTTTTGATGCTCAAATGGTTTGTGTAATCCCGACCAACTGTAATGTCCCATAATGGGACTAGGTACATTTTTTACCTGTAAGTTCTTTAATACACGGACTTCATCCAAGCCCCACTTAACGGCAACTTGATTTTCCCCAACAATCTTACTCTTTGGAATAAGCGTAGTTACTTTGTTGGGATTACGTAAATTTAATAGAAGAACCTTGTTATCTATTATTTCCATTTATTTCTTTTTTCTCTCACGCTTGCTAGTTTCCGACACTAGATTACTTTTTTTGTCCCTTTTGAAGGATCTATTTTTTGATGGTGTTGTTATGTAATAACCATCTTTGTTTGTACCGCCTTTGTCCATAGCTTTCTTATGGGCTATGTCTTTACCTTCACGAGCATCGGCTTTACCGTTGCCGTTACCGTCAGGCATCTTCTTATCCACGGTTCGTCTAGCACGTTGACGCTCCATGCGATTAGGGTGTTCACCACGAGCTTTTTGTTGCTCGTATTCTTTTTTGTATGGTCTTGGTTTATTAACGTATGGCATTACTAGTTCCTCCCATTATGTGGACACTCAAGAACTAAACAGTGCTTCTTACAAAGCCCACTAGGACGAGGGTTCCATACGTCATTATCGTACGAAAACTTCATCCTGTTGTACTCACTAATCCACTTATGCCACATCTTATCCTGATTTTCAAAAGAATACGAGTCCTTTATGAAGTTTTTAGATATGACAAAAAGTAATCCCGCCTTGACTTTTTTGACTTGGGGAAAGTGCTTAAATATGGCGAGAGCCATTAGTTCTAGCTGATCGGTATCGGCATACTTGGCAGACTTCCCAGTCTTGTAATCAAGCACTCGTGCCTCTTCACCATTGACAACAAGTAAGTCGGCAATACCCCGCCACCATACGTTAGGATCTTTAAAACCACATGGTTCAAGGTTCTCGTCTAACCCAAATTCATACTCACAATACTTGTCACCATCTAGTTGTTTTAGGTTGTCTAGGGCACTTTTTACAAAACTAAACTGTGGTGGTAGTGGTACGTTATCACGTACGTAATGTTCAGCCGCCGAATGAAACTCTTTCCCGTAAATAATGGCATCCGTAGGGGGTTCTTTAACGTCTTTGACCACCCGTAAATGGTAATATTTTTTAGGGCATTGATCGTACAGTTTGATACTTGAGTACGACCATGAGATTAACTTATTCATTAATCGGTATCCACGTTCTAACTGCGCCACTCATCAACTTAATTTCTACTTGAGCATTCAAACAATGGTCATAGGCATCTTGAAATTTGTTTGCTACTAACGCATCGTGAGCCTTAGTAATTTCTTGCATAGCATGTAAATAAAAATCTGAGTACTCCACCTTAGCATTCTCCATAGTTCTTTCCAAAACCTGATTCACAATTAACAGGCAAACCCTCAGCCCATGCGGGTATCCAACGCATGCACTCCTCTACATAAGCTTGGGCTTCTTTAGCCTCTTCCTCTTTGGCAATACAGGCAACCGCATCATGTACAGTTAGTACTACACTGTAACGCTTGGCTATACGGATCATCTGCTCACCAATAATGCAACGAGCAATAGCTTGGCAGACGTTCTCGATTACCTTACCACCATAAATTTTATTCCAACCGTACCGAGTTTTGTATTGGTACTGTATACCCTTCTCATCCCGCACGGTTATTAACCCATCATAACGTAATAGCAAACCGCTTGGTAGTCGTATTGACCGCTCCTCTGGGACCAGCGCAAGTACATCACCACGTCCTAAACTTGTTGTACTGTCCTTAGTTAAAGCTTCCAGGGCCGACTGTGCGTCTCGCCATAGCCTAACAATGTTTGGGTATGTCTGTCGATAGACTTGGATGATGTGCCTCGCTTCTTCATCCGTAACCTCAGTGCCAAATGTTTTAAGTTGCGCTTTGAATTTCGGAGCGCCCATCCCGTACCCAGCACCCAAAATCGTCGTCTTGCCGACAAACCTTTCTTCCTTTGTAATCTCGCTAGTTCCCTTACCATATATAGCCGAAGCCATGATCTTGTATACGTCTTCTCCATTTTTAAATGCCTCCACTAAGTCGTTCTGTTCTGCAAGCCAAGCAAGCACCCGTGCTTCAATCTGTGCCGAGTCTGCGTCAATAATGACATAACCTTCAGGGGCTTCAATGGCTTTCTTTAACTTACCCGCATTGTCACCACGTGAGGGAAGGTTTTGAAGGTTCACGCTATCGCTACCACCCCACCGTCCTGTATGAGCCGCATAATATTTCAGGGGAACTGGCATCAACCCTCGTTTAGAAATACC